TCAATGCGTATCCGTGGCTATGATGAGGAGACGGAGGAATACTCCGCAGACGTGTCCGAATTGACCGGTACGATTGCCGATCTCACTAAGGTCGCAAGCAATAATAACCGGGGTATCAGTTTGTTTGAGGCGGACGATCCCGAGACTTATCGTTCTACCTATGACATTCTGTCCGATATTGCGGATATCTGGGATGAGCTGACCGATAAGAATAGAGCTAACCTTTTGGAGGCTCTGTTTGGTAAACGGCAGGCTCAGATTGGTGCCGCGATTTTGTCCAACTTTGATCAGGCGCGTAGTGCCATCGTAAAGATGGAAGAGAGCGCCGGCAGCGCGGGACGCGAGATGGACAAGATTACGCAATCGTTGGATTATAAGCTGAATGCACTGAAAGAAACATGGGTTGGTGTGGCTCAGAACCTGTTCCAGACCGACGGTATGAAGCTCGTTGTTGATGCTTTGAACCTTGTTTCCAACGGGATTGACCAGCTGACGGAGAAGCTGGGATTATTTGGTACAATCGGTCTTGTTGGTGCGATTGCGTTGATTTATAAATTCCGTGCCGAAATGAATATGCTCCAGAGCACTGTCCTTCCGGTGACAGAGGCTATCAGAGCGTCTGGCGTGGTTATGGACGGTAGCGCCACAAGTGTACAGTATTATGCTACTAAGCTGATGGAACTTGATAAGTTTCAGCGTGCAGCGGCAATGAGCGCACTTGGGCTGACTGCGGAGCAGAAGAAGCAGGTCATGACAATGACCAGTCTAATTACTTCTGCACAAAGATATACGATCCAAGAGTTGGCGGAAAAGGCTGCTACGGATAAAACGACTGCTGCTACGCTTGCCAAGAATATGGCGAAAGCTACCGAGAAGCGGACGACCGAGCAGATTACCGTCGCAATGATGACCGAAATCCTAAACTCCAAGAAATTGACTGCTGCTCAGAAGGAAGCAATCGTTGCTGCTCTGCAACAGACCGCAGCGAATGAGAAGCAGGCATTTTCTTTGAAGGTTCTCGGTGCCAACGCCAAGGCCGCATTTGCGGCGATGGCGATTAACCCCATGACATGGATTACCCTGGCAGTTACTGCCGTCATGGGTTTGGTTCAGGTATGGCAAAGCGTAAAGCAACGGGCAGAAGAAGCTCGTCAGTCTATGACTGAGGCTGCGGAGGCCGCTAACGATCAGCGCAATTCGCTTGCCGATCTGATTGCAGAGTATAAAGAGCTGGCAACTGCCGGTGACTTCGACTCTTCTGCCAGAGAGACGGCGAAGCGTATCCAGAAAGATATTACGGATCTGGTTGGGGCGCAGGCTGATAATCTTGATCTGGTTAATGGCAAGCTGGATGACGAGATCAAGAAGCTCGACAACATTAAACTGCAAGCAGCGTATGACGCCAGAGATACTTTGGATACCAAGTACCGTGACGCAATGTCACGATATAACCAAGGTATCAACGCTGAAGGTTCTGGAACGAATTTCCTTGGCGTTGTTACTGACGCAGGTGGCATTGACCAGATTTTGCGAAAGATCGGTTATGTTAATGATGCGTGGGAAAATGTCAACGGGCAAATCAGTATTAGCTATGCACTGGCAGGAAAGAACGCAGAAGAAGTCCTGGCAATGTACAAAGAACTCCAGCACGTACTTTTGAGTGACGATAGTTGGCAAAGCATGGCTGATAGCTGGCTTGGGGACTCATCCCAAGATGTCCTCAACAACGTTCAGCAGCAGATTGAGTTTTATCAGGGACTCGTAGACGATTATAACTCCGCTCAAGAGAACTTCCTCAAAAATGAGGCGGTCATTGACCTTGGAGAGACGCTGAAAACTGCTGATATCAATACTCAGGATGCTTTCGACGGATATATCCAGGGGATCAAGGATAGCACGGAGTATTCTGAGGCATATAAGAAGATCCTTTTGGAGCTTGCCAACGATACCTTCCCGGAGTTCAGCGGAGCAATGCAACAGGCCACAAATAACGGTGGCACTTCTGTATATATCGCACAGCTGGAAAAACTGACCGATGTTATTTCGGGGTTGCAGTCTTCGTATGATGCTTTGGCGTCTGCCGAAAGTGATATGGCCGGTGGCGGCGGATTGTCTGCTGAAACTATTGAGTCTCTTGCCGGCGCTGAGGAAAAATATCTGGACTACCTCTACGAGGAGAACGGCGTCGTAAAGCTCAACACAGCGGCATGGAAAGAAAACGCTAATGCTAAAATGCAGGGCGAGATGGACGAGATCCAAAAGGAGATCGACTCGCTTCAAGAGCGTAACGCCACCCTGCAAGAGAGCATTAAGTATTACGAGGAGCAGCGTAACCTTGGCAATGATGGTGGTCTGTGGTCGGGCATGATCGGCAACGCTACAGAGGAAATCAAGAAAAACAACGAGGCGATTGCTGAAAACCAGGGCAAGTTGGCGATCTACAGCAGTTTGTACGGTTCAATCACCGGTGATCTGGACGCATATACTTCTGCCTTGCAAAACTTCTCGAATGTTGCAACTACCATTGATACTATCTCTGATTCTTTCCGGACGCTTGCAGATTTGCAGGCTGGGGTAGCCAATGGGTTTACCATGTCATTGGATAAGGCTTTGGAGTTCGCCAAGGTCTATCCTGAGATCATGAACAATGCCCAAGTAGCGGCTGATGGTCAGATTATCCTTAACGAGGGCGTAGTAAACTCTTTCATTCAAGGCAAAAAGGCTGAATTGGATGCTCAGATTGATGGGCAAATTGCCCAGCTGGAAGCTGAAAAGGCAGTCTTGCAGGCCAAGATGGAAGCAGCTCAGACGCAGCTTGACCTTGCCAAAGCGGTTGCTGAGGGTGAGGGAGATATCTCAAAAGAGCTGGCGGAGTATCGGATCAATGCCGGTAATGCTGTTGCTCAGGCTCTGATTGATGCTGGCGTTGATGAGGCGACTGCGTTTAAGCTGGCGGCGGCTGCTATGGCTCAAAATGCGGAAGAGTTCAACCGGGTAGCGGCTGAGGTCTGCACGGATGTAAATGGCAACTTTAATCAAGCTGCCTATGATCTGGCGCAGACGATGTACAACAACCTGACCAGCGTAAAGACGGATCTTGCTTCTGTCGCAAAGCAGGCACACCAGACAGCTAAGGCTATTGCTGGTGTTGCAAGCGGTACAGTAGCTGGATCGGCTGACGTACGAGGTGGGTCTGGTGGTGGTACTGGCGGTAGTGGCATTAAGCTCAACCTGACAAGCGGTAGCTTTAAGGGGACAGAATATTCCTACACCGCTAAGGAAAGCAATCTGGAGGACTTTATTTCCCAGATTGAACTGGATGTTTCCAAGTACCAAGACGCGATCAGCCAGATTGATGGACAAATCGCGGCTTTGCAGGCGTTGAAAAATACGCCTTTGAAGAGTTTCAAGAGCGATACGAAGTCGGGTAGCAGCTCTAAGAAAGATGTCGAAGAGTATGTCGCTACCATTGACGACTATCGAGAGGCGGTTGAACGGCTGCGCAAGACACAAGAGGCCAGAGCGGAGCTTGAAACCAAAATTGATAACTCTGACGATTTGAGAGAGAAAATCCTTTTGGAGCGTCAGCTGATCGGTGCCTATCAGCGTGAGCAAGAGGCGCTGCAAAATCTGAATGACCAAAGGGAAAGCACGATCTCTTCCAACGTTAAGGCGCTGCGAAATCTGGGGTTCGAGGTACAGTATAACGCCGATACCAATGAACTTTGGATCGCAAACATGGAGCACCTGAATGAGCTGGTGGCCGATAGTAAGGGTGGATACGACACTCTGCAGGAGGCCACAAATGGTTTGAGGAAGGAAACTGAGGATCTTATCAATTCTCTGACGGACTTGAACGAGGAAAATCGTGACGGTTCGGAAAGTTGGAAAGAACTTGGACAGGATATCAAGGAAGCCCGTAAGCAGATTACGGAGCTTCTGGATGGTATCGTTGAAGAGGCTTCCGACGCGGTTGATACTATCCAAAATGTTTATGACACACTCCATGACGCGGCGGACGAGTATGCCCAGAGCGGGTTCATTACCGTAGATACTTTGCAGAGTATTATCGGGCTTGGGCAGAAGTACGTAGCGTACCTGATTGATGAGAATGGGCAGCTTGTCATCAACGAAGAGCGCATCCAAGCGGTTATTGCCGCACGGACGCAACAGATGGCGATTGAGAGTTCTTTGGCCTATGTAGAAGCGCTTCGTATGGCAAAGTCTGAGGGCGATATCGCAACTCTGAATAATTTGCTATATGCAACCGAACAGGCTACTAACGCAACTTGGGGATTGGTCTATGCAAATCTGGCTTTGGCTGGACTGGACGAAGATCAGTACCAAGCTGCGTTGCGGAATATCAATGCAATTCGGGCTATGGCGGACAGCGCCGTACAGAGCATTGGTAAAACCGTGGGTGGCGTGACGGACGAGTTAGAGGAGATGCAGAACGGATTGAACGACATCCTCGATTATGTAATGGATATGCTGAAACAGCGTATCCAAGATCAGATTGACGGATTGGAGGACATGAAGGATGCGTACTCTGAAATTATCGACCTGAAGAAGCAGTCATTGGAGGCCAGCAAAGACGAGGCAGATCACCAGAAGACCATGGCATCTAAAATGCGTGAGATTGCGAAGCTGCAAGCTCGTATTGATATGCTTTCTCTGGATGACAGCCGCGAAGCTCAGGCTGAAAAAGCGGCGTTGCTCAAAGAACTGAGTGAGCTTCAGTCTGATTTGGCCGACGAACAGGCGGACAGAACACTGGAGGCTCAGGAGGACGCTCTGGATAAGATGGAAGAGTCCTATCATGACGAGAAGGATAAGGAAATTGGGATTCTGGAAGACAGTATCTCTTCTCATCAGAAGCTCTATGATATGGCAATCTCTTATATCGAGTCTCACTGGGATACGCTGTATAGCGAGCTGATCAGTTGGAACACGCAGTATGGTGATGTGCTGAACAGTGATATTACGAATGCTTGGGATAACTGCTTGGCTGCTGCACAACGGTATGGAAGTTACGTGTCTGCTCTGGGAAGTATCGGAGGAGACATCAAGGCCACGCAGTCCAGCGGAACAAATTTCCAAGTTGGGAATGCTACCTACGACAATAGCTCCAGCGGCGAAGATATGATCCATGCGATCATCAAAGAAATGTATGCAAACAGCAAGCAGCACGCTTATGAAGATGCTGCCGGCAAGCTCTATCTGAACCGGCGCAATCTTGAGCTTGGCGCACAGCTGGCACAGTATGGCATTACTGCGGTGCGCGGCAGTGATGGTGTTTGGTACGTAGATCGCGTGGGTGGGCAACTGCTGTACGATAAGTACAGAAAGTACACCTATCATGAGGGTGGCATTGTCGGCGGAGGAGATATCAAGTCCAACGAACAACTCTCTCTGCTGAAAACCAAGGAGTGGGTATTGAGCGAACAGATGGTGGACAATCTGACCACACAGATGGATCGTATCAATATGCTCTCTGACGCAATGAGTGATCTGCCGGATTATGCTGGCAAGTCTACTTTGTCTGATGTGATGAAGCAGGTAGGCGGCAGTAAGACGGTAAATAATATCACCAACAACAGCAGACCCATTGAAGTGCAGATTGGCGATACGATCATTCATGGTGCCGACCAGTCTACGGTTGATAAGCATATCAAGGTTACACGCGATATGGTCAATCAGATTGGACGGCTCATTGGAATCGGGAGATAAGATTGGGACGCCCAATTTCGGGCGTCCCTTTCATATAGCAAGGAAGGGAAGACAATGTTCAAAAGCTATGAATTTACCTATGCTGGTATGCCCGCTTCCATGTTTGGTATGTACATTGCGGATATGTCCAGCAATAAACATAGTGCCAATAGTTTTGGCAATAAAGCAAATCTGGTGGAGACGCGGCTGGCAAATCGTGTTGCGCCGATCCACTATGGTGTGCGATATAACGATAGTCCGTTGAGCTTTACGTTGATTTTCGGAGCAGATCATAAGTTGGATCGCTATGAAATGCAGGCGGTTTCAAAATGGCTGACAGGGTATCAGGAGTACCAATGGCTCAGTATTGATCAGCCGGATATGGAGCATATTCAATTCCGGTGTCTTGTTCAGGAACTGACGCCTATTCATCTCAGCTGGGTGCCTATGGCGTTTGAAGCTAAAATCATCTGCGACTGCCCATATGGATATAGTTATCCATTTGCGAAGACCTATCAAATCAGCGGGGGAACAGCGGTGCGGTTTTACAACGACAGTACCTGCATGGAAAAGTTGCGCCCAGAAATGTTGGTCACTCTTGCTGCCGGCTGTACCAGTTTTGCAGTAAAGAACAAGACGACCGGAGCAGAAATGCGGTTTGATAATTTGCCGGGAAGCAGTTTGTCTATCCGCGTTGACAATGAGAACCAGGTAGTTACCGAGGAAGTTTCTGGCTACGATCTTTATGAACACTTCAATTTTGTGTTTTTGGAGTTGGAACCCGGAGACAATGAATTGGTATTCACTGGAACTGGGAGTGTAACGATCAGCGGTCGATATCTTTATAACGTCGGAGCATAAGAAAGGAGGCCAGAGGTGTATCTGGATTATTCTAAATTGGAAGCCAGCCAGATTAAGCAGCCCACTTTGCGGTTGCAGACTCTGGCCGGTAAAGAGCTTGGGGTTATCCCTTGGGTCAGCAACCTTAATTTTGAATTGAACTATGCGGATGTAAGCCGCGTTGAGTTCGATGTCCCTCGGCATTCCGATGGGAAAATCAATCCGGTTTATCATTTGCTGACCAGCTACAAAATGCTGTTTACCGAACAGCTTGGTATCTACATTCTTCAGAGGCCGGCTACATCAGGTGACGGTGTATCTGAGGTAAAGCATATTACCGGATACTCTATTGAGCAGCTTTTTGAGAAAAAGAAACTCTATTTGGAAGAAGGAACGTATAACTTCTGGAATCCTGTTCAGCCGGAGGATACTATTCTGGGCCGTATTCTGGAATTGGATACGACATGGAATATTGGGTATGTTGACCCCAAGCTGATTGGATGTTATCGCACCTTTGACGAGTACGATAGCGACGCCTTGAGTTTTTGCTATGGCAGTGCTATGGAGAAGTATAACTGCACGATTGTGTTTGACGTGTACGCCAGGACAATTAGTGCTTACGACGCGGGCAAAAGCCGTGGAACCGTACCTATCTATCTGAGTTATCAGAATTTGGTGGACGCGGTTGATCTGGAAGAGCTTACCGATGATATGGTGACAAAGCTCCATCTGTACGGATCGGACGACCTGAGTATTCGGGATGTAAACCCGATCGGCACAGACTACATGGTAAACCTGTCATACTTCATTTCCAACGGCGATTTTGATGTGATCGCCGAGGGCAGCACAGTTACTTTGGCCGAGCGTGTCAAGAGCTGGAATGCTGCAATTAAAAGCAACCAAACTCACTACACCAATCTGGTAGCAGCACGGGCATCCAGAACCGCCCAAAGGCTGGCGGAGGAAGCGACACTCGCTTCGCTGAAAGGCGATTTGGAAGTCCTGACTACACAACAAAGCGTAATTATCCAGGCAATGGCTCTGGAATCCACTGCCGCTGGAAAGACAAGTCAACAGCAACAGCTGACAGAGATCAATGAGAAAATCTCTGCAAAGAACTCTGAGATTGAGGCGCAAGAAACAGTGATTGCGAATTTGCAGGCAGAGATTGATCGGTATACCACTGATATTCAGGGTGTTGTAGAGCAGCTGTCTATTTCCAAGTATTTCACAAAAGCCGAACAAAAAATCCTCAACCACTATTTGATTGAGGGCGAAGCGGCAGAAGAAACTTTCGTTGCGACCGATGTAGATACATCGGCTTCTGGTGCCATCTCCACATTGCAGGGGGAGGTTACATTGACCGGGGCTGATATTGCACAGGCAAGTCTTAACGGTAAAAGTATGTATGCTATTGCGGGCGGCGTTTTGAAAATTGCCAGCGCAAAGCTGACGGCAGACATTGTGCGTGGTACTTTGGAGGTTAACCCAAGTACGAACGAATATGTACTGACGGTGTACATGGGATCTACGACGTTTGATGAGCATAGCTTCCCGAGCGGACTTGTTACTGCATCTGGCATACT